TGTTAAATGTTACACGTTCGGTGATGAGGGTCGGAAACCTGTTCAAACAAAACGGCCCGTAATCAAGCTCAGGGAGGTCATTTTCCCCTACGTGAAGTTCGATAGACCAGAATTCAACGCTGTGCTGGATTGGTTTAACAGGCAAGAGATCACCGAAACAAAAGGTGTTTTTAACAATATTGAAGATTTTAAAGAACTAGAACCTTTTGTGAGATTATCATCTGTTAAAGCGTGGTATCGCAACAAAACAGGCAAATTAGTATCAAGGAAAGCTTCGAAGTGTTGTTACCCTGACAATGTGCATGGTAATGTTGACAAGATCGCGTATTTAAGGACTGAAAATGAGAGTGTTACACTCGATCATGTTCATTGTGTGGTTGATGATTTCCAGTTCGATTTCGGCACCGGCGGCATACATGGTTCCATTGACCCCACAATCATTGAAGAGGATGAGATGCACGCCGTTATTGATTACGATGTGACATCTCTCTACCCGCGAATTGGTATTGTCAACGAATTGTATCCTCAGCACCTCACGAAGCGTTTCTGCCCCATCTATAACAGATTGTTCGAGGATCGTGTTTCACACGCTAAAGGCACACCAGAGAACGCAATGCTTAAACTTGCGCTGAACGGTGTCTACGGCGACTCAAATAATCCTTATAGCCCGTTTTATGATCCAAAATACACAATGGCTATCACAATCAATGGTCAACTAATGCTCTGCATGTTGGCTGAGATGTATATGACGATCGATGGTCTTAAAATCATCCAGATCAACACGGATAGTATCAGTATTAAAGTGCCTCGTGATAAGGTCGATGACGTTGAGAAGCTGAATAAACAGTGGGAGAGATTGACCAAACTCAACCTTGAACGGGCCGACTACAAACGCATGTATATTCGCGATGTGAATAATTACATTGGTGAATACACGGACGGTAAGTTGAAACGTAAAGGTGCGTATGAATACGACATTGACTGGCATCAAAACCACTCAGCACTGGTTGTTAAAAAGGCTGTGGAAGCACACCTCGTGCATGGGACACCAGTGAAAGAATTCATTGCGAAACATGATGACAGGTTTGACTTTATGCTCAGAATGAAGGTGCCGAGATCGTCCCGTCTCATGTGGGGTGATCAGCAGATACAAAACACCACGCGATATTATATTAGTGGTGAGGGTGAACCAATGGTCAAGATCATGCCACCATTAAAAGGTAAAGAAGAGAAGGGTGAGCGCCACTTCAAACAACACAAGATTAAAACCAATGGTGAGGAGCAATGGAGTGTAACACCCGTCAACACGATGCCGGATGAATTACCAACCGAGATCGATCATGACTGGTACGTTGCTGAGGCAATGAAGCTCATATCACCACTTCAAGAGGGTGTTCTCACAGAAATGATGACTTAGCGAGTTCATCTTCCAGCGAACCCATGCTGATATGCCCATAGGTTCGCTGTACAGTGAGTGGTGTGTCTCCGAGCAGCTTTGCCACGGAATATATCGATGCACCGTCCTCAAGTAAGTGTGTGGCGCGTGAGTGACGTAATATGTGTGGTGTAATCTTACCAGCAGGGCGACCATCACGTTCCTTAACATGAAGAAGACCCGCTTTTTGACATGTGGACTGAAATGCGAACAACATATCCCGGTTCGAACCCAAAACCCATTGGTTCTCGCTTTGGTCATACATATCGACCATGAGATCGTGTAGATCACCCATTGGGACGGTTGGGCGCTTCTTATTGGTTTTGACCTCACCGGGCTTGGATAATGTGATTGTCTTACGTGCAAAGTTTGTCTGTGACCAATCAAGTTCCTCAATAGCACGTCTTCGTGAACCCGTCCCGTAGGTGATCTTTATGAAATTTGCAATGTGATCATCGGCAACACTGATTATGTGTCTCAGTTCATCCTTGAAGAGCCACACGTCCCGTTTAGGTAGGTTGGTTGGTAATTCAAACACTGGCATCTCAACGGACTTAATTCGTTGCCATTTAACCCCATGGTTACACGCTGCACGGAGCATCGTAAGCTCACGTGCCACTGTTGCCTCAGAAACGCCCTCAGCAAGCCTGAAATACAGGTATTCACGGCACAATGGTACATTGATGTCATAAACATGTTTCCCGATGAAAAAGCGCCTCAATGACGCAAATGCGTATTGATTACGCTTGTATGCAACAACATTATGCTCACGCATATACTGTTGCATGATTATCACAACATCAGTTGTTCGAGTAATCTTTGATTTTTTAACCGGCATATCTGCTCTTCCGTGTATCGTGAGTGGTTCCCTTTGGTGCGGCGCTCAGGCGTAAAGTATCCCGATTCACGCCATCTCTCAATGGTGCGAACCTTGACCTTAAACTCTTCAGCAACGTCTTTACTGGTGAACCACATTATCTGATCTGTTCCGCTGTGACAGGGTTTATTGTCAAGGAGCATTCGATCTTGTCATTGAGTATTTCTTTGAACACTTCAACCTGACCATAATACCGACCAGATAGACCACCTGTCATGATCCCCGCAACGAAGATGATAATTAACATATATTTTTCCATAAATTTTTTCCTTGTTTTTAGTTACAAGAATAGATTATCAAACCCCGACATAGGTGTCAATGGGAATAACCAACAATTATTTGTTTTCGGTGGTTTCGTCGATTGCCTGATCAGCTGCCATGAGCGCGTTTAATTCACTAAACCACTTACCATTCTCGATTTTGAGTGGTGTGACCTCAAGAACATGTTTTGCTACTCTAGGGTCAAATGACATGCGTGTGAGGATTTCCTGCGCACGATCTGAACGCTTATTCATCCCGAACAAGTTGTTTCTGAGCTTCTTACCGGTCGCCATTATACCACCACCCTTGATCATGCCGAATTTAAGACGCAGCGCGCCCTCAATGACATCTATTGTCTGTCGCTCAACCTGACTAAGTTTTTCCGCTGTATCTGAACCAGTGGTCGCTCTACGGGACAAAGTGGTTTGCTTCGCCATGACCTTATGTAAACGATTAAGTGTGCTCATTTCATCAGGTGAGAACACCTTGGACACAGCCTCACGATTGTCGTCCAATATGCCGGTCAGCTTAGAATATAGAATTGGTCTACCCGCACCATCAACATCAGGTGTGTCAACAGAAGATGAATCTGTGCCGCTGATCTTGCTTTGCATCCAGCGAACAGTGGCTTCTTTAAAACCACCCATTGCTTCCTTGTCATCACCAATTTCAGATTTAATCTTATCAAGCTGTTTATTGCGATCTTTAGAACCCATGATATCACCGACATATTTGTCGGAATCAACACGTGACATACGCCCAAACGGGCCGGAATTAAGATTTCGCTCTTGCTTGCTCATGTCGGCCTCAGCCTTACGAGTGGTTGTTTTAAGCTCTGATATTTGCTTGAATTTAACATCTTTCGCTTCGTCGTTACTCACTATCGATTTTGTCAGACTTTCATATTTGGTCTTCACACTATCGGGTAGAATATCCTTATTATCTGCTATAAAATCACGCATTATCTTAGGTGTCAGATTGCCTTTTTGAGCCAGTGATGCGTCAAAATACTTCTCAACAGCACCGTCAAATGCATCCTGGTCAGGTGCTATTTCACGCATTCTAGCCAAATCATCAGCAGAGTTTGAGGTCTTATTGAGGAAGAATGAAGCAATGTTTTCAGGGTCAGCACGGCCCGTACCGTCACCGCTTTGAACAGCGTTGCGATATTTCTTACCGGCACCTTGAGCGAAGAAGGGCGCATAATTCTCTTTGTAATTCGTATTTGCCTCAGCGAATTTCGGATCAAGATTGAATGTTTCATTGATTCTGTTTCTCAATTTATCAATCTGTTCCGCACGTTTGTAACCATCCCCACCAGGTAACCTGGCCGCGTCAGCTTCATTTTTTAGACTCATTCTCAACTCTGAAACATCCTTGGCTGGTATCTTACCAGCGGTTGAACCTGGACCCTCTAATGATCCTTCTTCAGGTATTGACTTTTTAATCTGTTCTGAAATCCATGATGGTAGTCTAGCCGAAGGTGGTGCCAACGAACCTAACTCACCATCAATGTCCTCAACCGTTTTAAGCAAACCTTTTGCATCGACAAGCGCACCATCAGCGGCTTCATCAAACATGTCATTTTTAACTTTGGTTGCTTCACCAAGTGCACCCTCTTTACCGATCTGCTGATCTAATTCAGCACTCGCACGACCTTTATCACCCCTACGGGCCGCAACATCGCTTGCGAGATCAACACCTTCTCGATCAAGATCACGCAAGTCTTGGTCAGCGGTTAATTGCTGTGATTTGAGGTCATCAACACCAGTTTGTGATTGTGTTAACTGGTCATCGATTAATTTCTGTGACGCTTTCTGTGGCGCGGCTACATCAGCATTTTCGTCACGGAAATCATTCATTTTATCGGAGACACCAGTGCGTATTTTCTGATCCTGCTCCATGAATAATTGAGGATTTTGAGTACGTTGTTTCACCTCAAGCATGGACAAACCGATGTCACCGGACGCTGGTCCTAATGTTGGATCAACCAAACCCAGCTCGTCAGCATCGGCTAAACTCTCATCAATGTTCTGAATTGCCTTGTCTTTATCTGTGACTAAGCCTCTGACGTTCGTTTTACTACCTAACAAGCTGTCAGCGTTCATTACACCTTCTCGACCAACCAATATCGTATTGGCATCATCTACCGCTCGTCTTCCAGCACTCGACCCGTCAGGGAGTGCTGTTTCTCGGTTATTATAAGCGTTACGACCAACGACTGGTGTCGCAGTCTCAGCCACTTTCGCACCACCAACACCACCCGCGCCACCCAATAGTGTCATGAGAAGTGTTGCAATTGGTCCCTGATCTGTTTCTTCAGCTGTCGTTAATCCTGCGCCAGCGCCGGCACCACCAGCTACATCTTGACCAACCTGCGCGACAGGGCGCGTCATATACGGTTCAAGTACGTCTTTGAGCATACCTGTCGCTTCTTGGGCTTTATTTGCTTTGGAAGCTAAACCAATACCACCTGTTAATGCCTCACTGCCGAGAGTGGTCATATTACCCATTAACCGCTGCCCACCAGTGTAATCATCACGATCAGCAACCTCTCCGAAAAGGTTTTCTTTCATCCATTCACTACCACCGACAGGCTGAGGTAACGGTTGATATGGTTGATCACCACCAGACAATGCTTGTGTGCCTGATCGTACCGTGTTTGACAATAAGTTAAGCATGTCCATGGGTGCGCCGAGAACATTAGAAGGCATCTCACGTGTCAGAGATTCACCTAAAACACTCATATTGGATGGTCTCTCAACGGGTTCTTGCTCAGGCAACATGTCCTGTGATCCACCTGTGACCTCATCAATAAAATTAGGTTGTGGTTCAGCAGCAGGGGGTGCCTGAGATGCTTGTATTTGAGCTAATGCTTCTTCTTTAGTTGACCCCTCTGGGCCGTTCACTTTGAATTTACGACCGTCAGGTGATGTAATTAAAAACTGTGGCATTTACTGCACCTCTTCTACGGTCCATCCTTTGGATGGTGCGTTCTGGAACTGACCGGGGTTAGGTTCCGCATATTGCTCACCAACAACGTCACCACCAGATGCATCTTGTAACACACCCTGTTGGTTAGCAAGAATATCCTGCATGACATTCAAACCAGACATGAACTTTTGTTGGTTCATGAAGAACGATTGTGGATCACCAACGATACTCTTAAAGAAAGTAACATCTCTATCTGAAACTGATCTACCTGATTGCGAGGCCAATGCTGACGCAGCTTGATAAACCATCAGATTTGCTGATTTCTGAAGCGCATTGAGTTGTGGATCATAAAGTTCTGTTAAGAAACTTTCAGACAACTCAGGATTACCCGATTCTTTTCTCACAATATCACTGAACGCTTGCTCAGGTGCTTCATAACCCAACGTTTGAGAAACACCGTTCAAAAGCATAGCTGTGTCTTGTAACTTACCTTTTGCATAACCCATCACACCGAAATTGGTGGGATCAGCTGTTAATTCACGAGTGTAATCAACCATTCGATTGAACTTGGCACCCTCGATCTGTTGCTTCTGAACATCATTGTTTGCCGCTTTACTAATGCCTGTTTGACCACCAGAACCACCATCAATGTCAACAATCGTCCCGTCAGGGAGTGTTATAGATGAGCCACCGCCTTCTTTCGGGGGTGCATACGCAACCTGTTGATTATCACCATCGAAGCGTCTACCACCTGGTGAAAGGGTGTAATCATCTGACCCAGGAACAAAGGCATCATAACTGGATGCTTTCTCATCGATCGCAAGTTGTTGTTGAATAGGATCATTGAACCTGAGCGCACCGGCTGTACCGAGAGCATCACGAGCAGCAGCAACAGTGTCTTTGTCGAGCATGGGGGCAAACTGCTCAAAAAGACCAGATATGGTGTTATCACGGTCTTGCTGAGTGAAACCTGGTCCCACTGGCCCCTGGACACCCATTGGAAGCGGTTCAGCCTCACTGACGGGCTGTACTTGGGCATATGCGTCAGCGAAGCGACTTGTGTTCTGGTCTTGTTGGCGTAATTGACCAAGCTCATAGTTTCGTGCACCCATTTCAGACTGGATGTTTTGACGCTGTAAATCATCAGTCTGAAGACCCGAACGGGCCGATTCAAGCTGGGAATTCATCAATTGAGTTTTGAGCTGGGATTGCTGCATATCAGCTTGTGATGGTTTGCTCATATAATGCTTATATAAGGCACCAACTGCTTGGTTACCTGCATCAGCCCATGGATTTGTATTATCTACCATTAAAACACCATCTGTGAACCAAATGCTTGCATTGGTTTTCCGTTTTGAAATAATCCGAATTGCGTTTGTGCTTGACCGGGGCCAATAAACCCTGCTGGTGTAGCACCCTCAATTGTATTAGTAAATGACCCACCGGCGGCATTATACATACCTAACGCTTGACCAGCGGTTTTAAGTATAACAGGAAGCATTGATGGTGACTTAGACGCATTTGTACTAGCAGCAGCCATCTCACCGGGCATCAAACGCATGTCAGCACTCGCCTGATCCTGTATGTTACCGAATTTACGAGCGAAATCATTTCTAGCCATACCTTGACCAAATTGTGCACCACCATATCCTTTTAGGTTGGAGAACGCATTCACATCACGATCTGTATTTGCACCAGCCTCATCTGACGCTGATTTTCTCGATAATATTACATTTTTCGGTGCAGATGACGCTAACCCAACATTGTAATCAGGTTGCACACGACTGTCACCGAACGCGCTCTTAATGTTGTCCGCATCAGCATTTTTATTCTCATCAAATTGATCACGACCCTGCTTATCAGTGTTCTCACTGAACGCGGCACCAGATTCATCAGCGAACCTCTTCTGACGGTTCATGCTCTCTTGATAAGCACCTTCTTTGGCTCCCTGCATACGTTTCGCGTTCTTGCTCGCTTCTTTTTTCTCTAAGAATGTACCACCAGCAGTCATTGCGAGTGCTGCGGCTGTCATTGGATCACACATTAAGCATATCAAACTTATGAAAGTTTGCTCCCTTTTCACCAACGGGTTCAGCTTCATGTACCGTGAAACCTAACCATTTTATCCACTCTATCGATTTCTTATTATCGGAATGAACATAATTAAACAAATATTCGTAACCACCGGTTACTTCTTTGAATACTCTACGACATCTAACAATGAACATCTTAGTGTATTTATTGAATTCTTCAGTCGCCATGAGCCACACAACACCTATCCCGTTTGGACAGGGTGTTACACCAAACATGCAAACAACCTTGTCGTCTACCTCCCATGTCATGGCGTTCTCTGATATATTAGGCGTATCAGAGAGAGATTCTGCCACGGTTGAACCACTGAATGCAATAACCTCTGCTTCATCTTCTTTTCGAATATGAGCAATGAGATACTCAACATCACCTTCAACCGGTTTACGAACTACATCCTTGATCATTTACCACCTACATTATATACGCTTGAACCACCACCACTGGAGCCGAAGTTTTGAACACCCGACCCTTGGTTATAGCTTTGAGCGTTCTTTATAGCAGCTGTGTTACCTAGATTACCGAAGAAGTCACCAAATACAGCTGCTAATGGGGATGTTTGTGCAACAGGCTGTAGTGATGACGCAGCAGCAGCGGCGGCCGATGCTGCACTACCAGGGTCAGCTGATGCCCTATTATCAGAATATAATTGAGACTTACTATTATCAATATTACCACGAAGTTGTTTCGTTGCATCGGTTGCGCGACCCGTTATAGCAAGCTTCTGACCGTTATAGTATTCCTCTAAATCACCCAATTGATTAGCACCAACTGAACCAGTGAGATTACCTGTCTGGGCCAATTGGAGTGTTAAACGCTTAACAGCGTCACCATATTGATCATCGAGTTGCGGGTTATAATAATTACCATAATCAGTTTGATGTTGATTATAAAAATCATCGTTAAAACCAGCAAACGAGTTATCGATGCTCGTCTTACCTTGTGTTATACGGCCCTGACGAGCTTCTTCTGCTTCTCTCGCTATCTGGGCTGAATTATCTTTTGGGGTACTACCTGTACACATGGTTATCCGCTTTCGTTAGTATTATTATAGTGCATGGCGAGTGCAGAAAGCGTTGCCGGTCCTGCGTTTGAACAGGTTAAGTTTATAGCAAACATGGTGGTCACACCGACCATGCTATGATTGGGTTCACCGTATGTGGTGTTAACTGACATCCCTTGAAACTTAACAACTGCTTCATCAGATGGATCAGGTAATAAATCAACCCTCCAGTTATTTATACCAATAATATCGAATCCAAGCAACTCTTTAACGCCGGCCGGGTCTTTTGCTGTGAAATAAGGTAGTTCAATTGTGATCACATCCTCATCTAAACCAGGGTATTCATCGTTATTTGTACCACCATAGAGATATAAATTCTCATCACCGTTATCATCCCGTCCACGTGAGTAGATTCTTTTACCCGCTTTTGCGAAGTGTGTCGTTTGAAAATCATTCTCATAAAACGACCATGCAGATATTTTAGCTGTCGGAAAGAATGACAACACATATATCCGTTTACCTATAGCCATCCATAATCGACCGTTGATTGGTTCAATAATACCAACAGCAGCGGCCACCTGAGCCTCTGTGAGCGTGTCCATATGTTCTCGGACATGTGTGTCCAACGCTGTACCAACATCCGACACATAGGCTGAATTAGACGAATCACGCGCTTTCAACGATCTGATACCTGACGTATTGAGATAAAACACATCGTTATTCCCAAACGGGACGACAGATGCCGGTGCAACGGTCCCTGTGTTATTGAGTGTTTGAAGGGCCACATTAGCGGCACTGTCCTCAGATATGGACCACACACGAATTGTATTCTCGGAGAAAATGGCCATTAAACCTTGATATTCCTCAGCACCAGTAAGTGTTTCTTGACCAGATGCTTGAGATGCCATGTTGATGAAACCATTATCGAGACCCGAAATCCATTGTGTGGGTGCATTTAAAGCAGAGAAATAAAGGTTTGACGCGGCAGTTGAATAGAGTTTTTGCTTGAATGTCAGGATTGTTGTACCTGTACCAGATGAACCACCTGTCACAATGAACACCTCAGATGAATTCAGTGTGACAGTGAATCTATCTGATGTCTCGAATGTGCCACCAACGGTGATCTCAGTGATCTGAGGTTGTGCCGCACCAGCTGCTTGTGTTTCAACAGCAACCAATGTTTGATCAGGGTTCGACCCGTTATTTGTTGTTTCTGTTGTGATTGTGAAGACTGTATCGTCTTCCTCAGCTGTGATTGTTATAACAACACCGGATGATGTCGCCCCCACGGACGCTGATTTATCGATTGCCGCCGCTAATGCAGCAGCAACAGCTTCGTTTGAACCAACAGATGTTGCCAATGTGTCCCAATCGGTGATACGGGCTGTGTTGTAGAAATGGTATATATTACCGTCATCGTACTCAATTATTGAGTATAAACCACCATCGAATGCGTCAGCATCAAGAATTCTTCTTATCGAAGTACTCGGTGTTGGATGTTGGGTAAGGATATGTGAAACACCCGGTGGAACATTACCAACCTGGTCCGCATCAAAACCAACCGTGAAGAGGGTTTTATTGATGGAAAACAGACCAGCTGTTGAATCTGGGAATTGACCTGTTTGCCTTGAGAATTTCTTCCGGCGCTCAATATCACCACCACGTGTGAGATGACCATTTTTAATTGTCCAGGCACTACCTAGCGGCCCCACAAGACGCGATGTGCGTGTGCGATCCATACCAAGCCGAATGTCTTGCATCTGGATATATGACATGTGTTAACCCACTATAATTCGTGTTTGCAAACGATTTGATTGATCTCTTGAGCCACCACCGAGACCAAGTTGTATTGTTTTAGAACCAGATTGATCATTTCTGCGAAGAACCAACAAGCGATTATTGGCTTGCTGCTGTTTCGCTTGTGCATCTCTCGACTTCTGACGGGCGAGTAGCTCAGCAGAACAGAATAACACTATCAGGCGATCATCGAGATCAGCACGATCAGTATCTTGCACCAGGTCATTGAGTTTTTTAGTGCCGAAGAAATGAACAGAATTCACATCATTAGGTATCGGCCATGCCTCTAATTGCTCACCACTACCTGTGTTGCGAACATCCCATTTAAGCATTGGTGACGATCTTTCGTCAGCATTACTGTCAAAAATAGAGAAGTCATCAAAATCGATACCACGCTCAAGGTCCGTATAAACATTATTATATTTATATTTAACTTTTTGAAGACGATCATAATTCAAATCACTTGGGAAATCATAATATCGTTGACCATTAGCAAGGGCAATGCTGCGCTCAACACGTAAGAAAGACCACTCATAATCATCATATAGGATTTCCTGATTACGACGTATGATCTCTTTAAGGTTTTCGACCTCATCAACACCCACTGATACATCTTGTGAACGGCCCGTTTCCGCTCTAAGCATCGCAACTAATTCTTGTAATTGTTTTCCACGGGCCATATTTTATCCTGCTAGGTTGTCAAGTGATACTCGCTCAGGTGGTACAATAGATTTGAGATTGTCTGCTTGTGTTTGAGTATCAGGTTCACGACTGGTTTTGTCCTGAGCTTTTTGTTTCGTTGTTGCACTCTTTGCAACGGCAAGAATATCATCTTCATCGACAATATCAAACCGTTCGAGTAATTCCTTCGGTAGAACGGTCGGAACAGCTCCTAACGGGCCGAAAATGGTGTCAATAGATTGTTCACGTTTCACCAGACCTCGATCATATAGACCTTTGAGACGATTTTTTTCCTCAGAAGATGAAATACTCTCGGTCTTACACGGTTTAACATTGATCACAGCGTCAGTGCCGTGGATATATTGTAGAACTAGAATTTCAGGTGCGGACAGAACCTTCTGTACCTCACTTGTTGTTAATCCGCCTAAACGGACCTTTGCGTCATAATACTGCATTTTTCATTGCCTTTCGCAGTTAGAGTTAAAAAAGACCGGTGCGGCGAACACCGGTCTCTCAGATTACTATTACCCAGCGAATTGAGCAACACCTTTATATTTACCTTCTGGTAGAGCCACAATCAACTCAAGCACCTTAACACCGTTCAAGGTGCTGTTAGCGTCAAGTGTCCCGCGAACATCACCAGTCAGTGCTGTAGCAGCCAAAGACACACCACCAACGAGCGTACCTGCTGTTACTGCTGAACCGTCTTCAAGCTCAACAAGAACAAATGCTGCGTCAGGTAGGAATACCGGTAGACCAATTACTTGGCACGTACCGACTGTTGCGCCTGTTGTGTTGGCACTCACGTCAATCGCAGTGATTGTCTTGAATGCTTTCTTACCAGCGAGTGATGTACCGGAAGCTGAATTTTCAACAACAACGACACCATACTCATCCGTACCAGTGACAGTCATAACGGCTGTACCTGTCCATGCTGCAACAACAGCACGAGGGACATCAAACGTAGCAACACCACCGGAGGCAAGTGCACCAGCGAGTGTACCTGTTCCAGCAGCAGTGATAGCTTGCGAAGCGCAAACACCATCTGCATCTGCCGTATCAGGCGCACCAAGATTGATCGTCAAGACATTTGTTGGTGCAATATTGTTCACAACATTATCCGTATGATCAATCTCAAGCTGCTCGTCATCAGCACCGAGAATGTTCAGTTGTGCACTCAGTCGCGCACCTACTGGGATGCTTGTGGCACCCAAATAAGTGACAGTGATAAGAGAAGCATCAAGTGACACGGTGAAGTCAGTGGGTGAAGTCAATAAAGTCTGGAATTTATCAACCCATACTTTATGACCATACCCAGCAAATGAACCGGCATTCGTGTTCTCTGGATAAGCTAGTGTGAAAGTGCCACCTGTGGCAATTGCAGAACCAGCTGTAGTTTCAGAAGTTTTAAAAGACATAACATATTTCCTTTTCTATCTTTACGATTAAGCGATTGTCAACTTACCAGATGTGTTGCGTTGCTTACAAACAAGACCAACAACATCGGTAACTGCGCGATACATAACATACTTATCATGTGGACGTGCTGGGCTGTGAGATTTATTCTTCTCATCGCTCATGTACATCGTGTAGATAGCAGCACAGTCAATGATGTAAAGCGACTTAGCTTCACCTTCATCATCCAATGTCGGATCATAGAAGATGTTCACACCCTTGAACTGAGTATCAGCAACACTCATGTCGATAGAACCGTTACCGGCCCATCCGTTGTCAGTGTAAGTTCCGTTTACGCGAAGTTCTTTTTCAAGAGCATCGAGGAAGTCAGAACCAGCAAGCATGACATGCTTAGGATTACCGTAACGCTTCAATTGGCGCATCTCAACTTGTAGAGCCTGAGCAATAGTAGAAGCAGCAGGTGATGCAGTTGAAATGTTCAAGTTCGCGCGGTTTCTCCACCAAACGTTTGTTGACTGGTCAATACCACCAACAATCGTTGCGGCCGTAGGATCATCCAAAATGAAAGATTTCAAACCAGGAACAAGTTCACTGTCTTGAGTACCGTCGCGCCAGAACATTTCGTTCATACCACGTGACTTACCTTCCATCATGTCCTCGATCTTATCATCAAGCAGATCAGCAAGAGCTGTTACTTCACGATCAGAGTGACGAGTTTCACGACGACCAGTTGTTGAGTCGCTGATCGAGATACCGTTGCGTTGTAGCTCATCGAACGTTACTTCAATACCGGAGTGAATACGCTTATATGGGTATGTCGCGGTCTTGATGTTCGCTGGGTTACTGTAAGCAACACTATCGTCATGTGAGAAACCTTGAATAGTTGTAGTATATTCACCTTTTACTCGCACTGTCAGAAATTCTTTACCAGCCGGGAAAGTCTTACCCTTCTTGTCGAATTTCTGTAATAGTGGTTTGTCTTGGATTGTCTGGGAGTAAATCTTCCCTTTATCCATGTGGTGGTCCAACGTCGCGGTTGCGATGTTTTCAATTTCTTTTACTGTAAATGCCATGATTCGTTCCTTTTAGCATATGAGGTTAATTGTTTAGCACTCTACGAATCACATCTTGCGTATCTTTAGCTTCGGGCATAGAGGAATTAATTCTACCACCACCAACGGTATCTACTACTTTTTTGGGTTTTATTTGACGAACTTCAGCTTCAACATCAGTCTTTGCTTTATTCGCTAACTCAACAGCAGCTTCAACCGTTTGAGGTAAGTTATTTTCCCTCTGCGCTCTCACCAACATCAACTCGACGCGATCCAGAACACGGTCTTTTTTCACACTGTAGTCAGGGTCGGACTTGGACCAATTTGCTTCCCAATCCACGATAGCGGACTGCATTGACGCATTTTGATCATTCTGACGAGTAACTTGCTGTTGCTGTTGATGTTGCTGTTGGTCTTGTTGAACGGCTTTTTGTGTATTACCACTCGCTCTAAGACGGGACAATTCCGTAGCATTTTGCTGCGTAATATATCCTTGGTCAACTTCTTGCTTCAAATCATTCGGTAAAACATTACCTGTGATCTGAAGCAAGTTATTATAATATGGTGTCATGAGTTCCAACGCCTTTGCAGGGTCATTCTTCATACATGCACCGATGTCGAACAATTCATTGGCTTCATCTTGACTAATACGATTAGTTTCGAGAAAACCCGCAAATTGCTTATAATAACCAGCATCAACTTCGGCCGCTTCTCTTAAAGATTTCTCTTCTCGATGTTTAGCCTGTAAGTCTTCAAAGCGTTTCCGTGTTTTAGGCTTCCAGGCCTTTAACTCTTCCTCGCTAGGTTCGTCAGATTTTTCATCTTCACCAGGTTTGTCTTCAGTTTTACCTTCTGACTCATCTGGTTCATTTGAACCATCTTCTTCTGAACTACTTTCAGATTCACCTTCTTCGTCATCTTCATCTGATTTAATGGCGTTCATCACGACATCAAATGTTGAAGTTTCCTCTTCAGGTGTTGTCGAAGTGGACGAATCCTCGGTATTGTCTGTGTCCGACGTGTTAGAAGTGGACGACTCTTCTATTTGCTGGTCCATTTCTTCATCGGTTGGCGAAACCATATTTGCAGCCTCCATCTAAGGGATTTTGGGCGTTTCACAACGCTCATTTAATTTAGTATCTCAAACCCCGACATATAATGCAAGGGATATTATTCGGCCCGTTATTGGTTTGTCTCAACATAAGACATTAACGGCACGCCATCAGCGTCCGCCGCAACCTTAGTTAAGTCGGTAATAACGTCACCTAAATCATAATTGTAATAAAGCGTTCCATTCATGTGATTTTACAAATATTATACCATCATGAGCATTATGATGATCTCTTCTTCACGTCTCCTAATTTGTGTTAGTTCACCAATTAGATAATCAGATGATGGTTCCATCTCAATAATAGGTCTTTCGACACGGGCTTTACCACCTGTTCCTCTTCGCCTAACAGGCGTGAAGACTTGTCGGACAACCGCCTCTGAAACGAGCATCATGTCATCTTGTGTGACATTAATTGACGCTTCTGACACAATTGTATCTACAACACCCGTGCTAGACAAAGTCATGTCATCTTGTGTGACATCAACTGTGGCATCAATATTTGTTGAAACAACTTCACCCGTGCTAGACAAAGTCATGTCATCTTGTGTGACATCAACTGTGGCATCAATATT